GACAGTTGAGTCTCTACAACGCAAAGCATATTATACAGAAACATTTGCAAACTTCGAAACTACCGTGCTTGAAGAAGTTCCAGAAGATGTTTCAAATACTTGGATTGACGAACTTACTATTAGACAGTTTAACGAAGAACTAAAAGGCGTATTTCCATACGTATACAACTTAGTAAAAGAAGCAAACAAAGTACAAGACTTAGACCTAGAAGCACTAGGCGAAGAAATGTCTGCAATGGAATCAGAAGAATACCATTGTAAAGATTGTAATGATACAATGCACAAACCTACTACAAATTGCGAACACGATTCACATGACGAGCAGGGCAGACATTGGATAGATAAAAACGGCAATGGAATTCATGATGCAGACGAAAGTATTATTGATCCTGAGGTTGCATACGCAGAACATTTAGATGCTCTTATTTCACAAGCAGATCATGAACAACTTGATCCTCAATCTATGAGTGAACAACAATTAGATGAAAATCCTTTAAAATGGATTGTAACTGGTGCGGCTAAACTAGCAGGAAATCTTGGAGTAAAAAAACGTAAGCCAGGACTTGATGCGATTGCAAAGATTGCAAAGGATGGTCTTAAGAAGAGCGGAACGGTCGCAAAAGATGTAGCGAAAGATGTAGCAAAGAAAGCACCTGGTGCGGCAAAAGATGTAGCAGTAGGTACAGCAAAAACAGTTGCAAAAAATCCAGGCAAAACAGCAGTAGGTGTTGGTGGTGTAGTAGCATACAATAAAGCAAAAGGCATGCTAGATAAGATTCCAACAATGGAAGAGCTAATGGACCTTATTCCAGGAATAGATGAAGCAACAGCTAAAATGATTGCAGACGTAGCAAAACGCTATGCACTTCCAGTAATGTTAATTCTGATTGCAATCTATGGTGGCTTCAAATTATTAGGTTGGATGTTTGGAGAAGATGCAGATACAGTTGATATTAGTCCAAAAGGAAACGGCGACGAATTGAAGCAAAAGAACGAAGTTCCACTAGAAGAGTTCATTAAGAGTATGTACGATTATACTACAAATGGCTTTCCTAAGGGTGAAACAGCAGTCTTGACAGCAGTACAAAAGCAGTACGGCGAAGAAAAGATTGGTGATGCTCAAGCAGTAATCACAGAATTACTGAAGGGGCAAGACAGGGAAATGGCTCGTGTCCAGCAATTAGCAGGACTAAGATAACCAAATTCCAAAATAAAGTTAAAAAAACACTTGACTTTATAAATAGATTAGTGTATTATATATAAAGTAATGCATTATTTAGGCAATACAATACAGCTATAAGGCAAAAATAAAAGGAGGCTTATATTATGGCAACACTAGCAGAGATCAGAGCTAAACTGAAAGAACAAGAAGCAAACACTGGCGGCAATCGTTCGTCAGGCGGTGACAACGCAATTTTCCCATTTTGGAACATGCAAGAAGGACAGAGTTCAACTCTAAGATTCCTTCCAGATGGAGATGATACAAACACTTTCTTTTGGAAAGAACGTTTGATGATCAAACTTCCATTTGCAGGAATTAAAGGTGAAACTGATTCACGTCCTGTACAAGTACAAGTTCCATGTATGGAAATGTACGGACAAACATGCGATATCTTAAATGAGGTACGTGCATGGTTTAAAGATCCAAGTTTAGAAGACATGGGTAGAAAATATTGGAAGAAACGTTCGTATGTATTCCAAGGGTTTGTAACGGAAAATGCGTTAAATGAAGATAGTACACCTGAGAATCCAGTACGTAGGTTTATTATTGGGCCACAAATTTTCCAAATTATTAAAGCGGCTCTTATGGATCCGGATATGGAAGAATTACCAACAGATTATACTGCTGGTGTAGACTTCCGTCTTAATAAAACAAGCAAAGGTGGATATGCTGATTATTCAACGTCTAATTGGGCACGTAGAGAGCGTCCGTTGACAGATGTTGAAATGAAGGCTATTGAAACTAATGGCTTGTTTAACATGAGTGACTTCCTTCCGAAACAACCTTCAGAAGTTGAAGTAAAGGTCATGAAAGAAATGTTTGAAGCATCAGTAGATGGTGAAGCGTATGACATGGATCGTTTTGGTCAATATTTCCGTCCAGCGGGAATGGCGGCAAGAACAGGTGATCCACAAAATAGAGCGGGTACTCCTGCTCCAGCAACACCACCAGCGGCACCAGCGGCACAAGCAACTCCAGCACCAGAAGCGGCACCTGCTCCAGTAGCAGAAACTGCTCCGGCAACTGAAGCGGCACCGTCAGGTAAGGCTGAAGACATTTTGTCAATGATTAGAGCACGTCAATCATAAAATAAACAAGATTCGTAGGGGAGAAATCCCCTACTAGCTTTTAACAAGGAGAAACTATGGCTAAATCATTTGATGTTAGTAAGTTCCGTAAGGACCTAACAAAAAGTATAACAGGTATGAGTAGTGGCTTTAACGATCCTACAGATTGGATCAGTACAGGCTCATATGCACTAAACTATCTTATTAGTGGTGACTTCCACAAAGGTGTTCCATTAGGTAAGGTAACAGTGTTTGCAGGAGAATCAGGCGCAGGTAAAAGTTATTTCTGTGCAGGTAACATTGTAAAACACGCACAAGATCAAGGTATCTTTGTAGTATTAATTGACTCAGAGAATGCACTTGACGAATCATGGCTACAAGCATTAGACGTTGATACAGGAGAAGATAAACTTCTTAAACTAAACATGTCAATGATTGATGATGTAGCAAAAACTGTAAGTACATTTATGGCAGACTATAAAGCAATGAACGACGAAGATCGTCCGAAAGTATTGTTTGTAGTTGACTCATTAGGTATGTTACTAACTCCAACAGATGTTGATCAGTTTAACAAAGGTGATATGAAAGGTGATATGGGTCGTAAGCCTAAAGCACTAACATCACTTGTACGTAATACTGTTAACATGATTGGTAGTTATAACGTAGGACTAGTATGTACTAACCACACATATGCATCACAAGATATGTTTGATCCAGATGACAAGATCAGTGGTGGACAAGGCTTTATCTATGCATCAAGTATTGTTGTTGCAATGAAAAAGATGAAACTAAAAGAAGATGAAGCTGGTAATAAGATCAGCGAAGTACGTGGTATTAGAGCAGGTTGTAAAGTAATGAAAACTCGTTATGCAAAACCGTTTGAAGGCGTACAAGTAAAGATTCCATACGAAACAGGTATGAATCCTTATAGTGGTCTTATTGAACTTTTCGAAAAGAAAGGCTTGTTAGAAAAACAAGGTAACAGACTCAAGTATATCGATCTTAAAGGTGAAGAGCATCTTGATTATCGTAAGGCGTGGATGGATCCTGACAAGATGAATATGATTATGTCAGAATACAACGAGAAACTTGCGCCTATGGTAAATACCCAAGATGAAGAGCCGGTAGAAGAGGCAACTGAAGTCGAACTAATCGAGGAGTAGAAAATTATGGATAGCAGTTTAGTTGTGGATATGTGGAATACGTTTAAAGATAGCATAGATAAAAAGACTATCGATACTGTCGCAGAAACTTATGTAGATACATGTGCTGATTATGGAGCAGATGATCAAACATTTAGAGATGCACTAGGCAGTTGTGATATTCTAGATCAAGCAATTAATTATTATTTAGATCTTGACGAAGAAGATGTAGATGATGAAGACGATTGGGAAGATTAAATGGGATATTACTCTGAAGTTGCTAGAGACATAAACAAAATACCCACAGCGATAAAGTTTTTTGAAGATGAACTTATTGATGCCCGAAGTGAAGTAAAACTAAAAGGTAACGTTGAACGTGCCGCGGCAGAAATGCCCGGCATTGTTGAACATAGATTTAATCAACTCCAAGAAATTGAAGCTATCTTAAATTACCTAAATATTGAGCTACGCAGGTTGCGTAGTTCATTTTTTAAAAAATATCTTGAAAATTATCAACGTGCTTTGTCTAGTAGAGATGTTGAAAAGTATGTTGACGGTGAAGCAGACGTTGTTGACTACGAAAAGATCATTAATGAGTTTGCATTACTTCGTAACAAATGGTTAGGCTTATTAAAAGGTCTTGATCAAAAACAATGGCAGATTACTAACGTTGTTAAACTAAGAGTTGCGGGTATGGAAGATGCAAGCGTATAAATTTCAAATACCAGCTAGATCAAAACAATTACGCGGACAGTTATTTGGTAATTTATACAGTAATTACGATACAATTACTATTGAACGTCCAGAAGAAATCCAACTAGATAGATATCTAGCATTTAGTCATCCGTTTGATGATTGGGTGTTTGA